AGAGTATTTCAGGTTTATTTCAGTGTTGTAGGAAATGTTTGGTTTTCAGATGTTCGGTTTGGAGCCGCGCCTCACGCCCACGCAATTGTGCGTCGGCGCTGGCGTCGCCTTAGGAAGTGTGCTTGTAGTGCGCTACCACAAATCCGTTGCTGCTTATATGGTAATCGGTCCGTATAACAGTGTCCTACGCAACCCTTTGACGCGCGCCTTGCAGCGCGGCGTCATAGATTTGACTAAGGTAGATGTAAAGGTGGATTGGCATCCACTTGAATGCCTAGTTACGCATACGCCCACGCGCAACAGCGATAACGGGCACGCCATCTCAGGCGCCACCAGGGACGCGGCCCGTGTGTTAATCACGGACGCGCTACAGGCCGGTGGCTATCGCAAGTTTGAGATATCGCCTGCGCCCATCACACAAGATGGAGGACCCATAATGCATCAACACTATGCGGTTAGCGATCTCCACTCCCGCGTTCGGAATGAAACACCTACATTCGGGGACGCGGTTGTTTGTATAGATACGGATTATTACTTGCGTGACCTAGATAGCGTGTTCGGGCATCCGGTACCGGCCATCATGCACACTTTTAGCCCCATCCACGTCGCAGGAATAGACGGTGATGCACCGTTTCGTATTCGTGATAATAACGTTGAATACGACGTTGGTGGAGGCACAAGGTGGAAACATAAGGTCTGGGATTGGACTGCGTTCGGCGAGTTTGTCGAGTTCGAAAGGCCTGCTTCGGCGGGGTTTTGGGGCTCGATAACCCGCTGGGCTTTAAAAGCGGTGGGGCTTTGCCCGGTCGTATACCATAAGGTGTCGCACGCTCGCCCATGGACAGACTGCCCTGATAGGCTACTCGTCTGGTTGTTGCCGCAGTTTACTGCGACCAGGATATCCTGGTTGCCTTCTGATCTGCGTGCGCGTAAATTAAAGCGCATCAACTTCAAAGACCGTAGCCGAGCTGGGTGGAACACCATTGTTCATAATCAGGGCGGTAAGCTAACCATTAGCTTCGGTCGTGAAGGGGAGGATGCAGCTTGCAACCTACCCAAAGCGGACTTTGATGTGCTAATGGGGCTGGACTCCGCTCAATCGGTTACGAGCCGAATGATCGGAATGCGACACAACGATCCGGCTTTGTTAGCCCTCACAGGGCAATATTTCAGGGCGAAGCTAGGTATTGACATCGAGCCTTATAGGGTTGGCAACTCTGCCAAGCCCAAGGTCCACTGGCCCGCTCACATAGAGGCGGACGAAGAGGAAACCAGCGCACGGACATACTCCGCCCCACTAATTAGTAGTGAAAATATGCTACCAATGGTGAAGCGATGGGAGATATTATCTAACTCCATTGATGAGAGGGTGACCTTTCACATTAACCGCAAAGTACCTAGTATGAGGTACCACACTTATGCGGCAGAGTTCGTGCGCCTGGTAGTCCCAGAACAACACACCGGTACCCCATTAACATTGGAGGAGGTGCGAGACGAGATGGACAAGCCCGCCCAACAGCTGGCTGCCAAGCAAGTGTGGGAAACAGTTGATGCGCCACATCGACACCTGATCGAGTCTTTTGTGAAGAACGAACCCTGTGCGAAGTCGGGGAGGATAATCTCCAGCTTCGCTGACACAAGGTATATGCTTAAGTTGTCACGATATACCATCGCCTTGAAGCGCCAGGTTTTAAAGCAGGAACATAATGAGCACTGGTTCCTACCGGGTTCCACCCCGGTTGAGATAACCAAAAAGGTACGTGAATTTTTCGCCTGTGTTGCCTCTGTTGCGGAATGCGACTACAGCAACATGGACGGGACAGTATCCGAGTGGCTCCAACGGCAAATAGGTCTGGCTATTAAGCTGCGCCATTTCCCGAAGGAGTTCCACAAGGAGATCACGGAGTATTACAGTATGCTCATAAGGTGCCCTGCTAGAGCCAAGCGCTTCAACTTCCGTTATGAGGCGGGTCCTGGGGTAAAATCCGGGTCACCCACCACGACGGATGACAACACCGAGTACAACGCCTTTAATCAGTATTGCGCAATCCGGATAACTATGCCGGATTTAACCGCCGAGGAAGCGTTTGCTCTAATAGGGCCCTGCTTCGGCGATGATGGCGCGATGGATAAGCGGTTCCAAAAGGCATTGGTTAAGGTGGCTGATCATTTTGGCATGAAAATAAAGATCGAACCAACTGATCCCTCTCACGGCTTTTGTTTCTTGTCACGCGTGTTTCCGGACCCGCTGACTACTGACTCGTCGTTTCAAGATCCGCTACGGACGTGGCGTAAGCTGCACATAACAACTAGAGACCCCAACGTTCCTATTGAAACCGCAGCCCTAGACCGGCTAGAAGGTTATCTAACAACAGATTCCCTTAGTCCCATAACGAGTGACTACTGCCGGGCGGTGATTAGGATCGTGGAGCAACGCCCGTGTGAGTCTCATGAAGTGCGGCGCGCACGGAAGTCAGCCGATAAAGAGAAACCCTATTGGCTAACCAACGGTGGAGCGTGGCCCCAGCGCGAAGAAGATATCGGTTTAATGTGGGATTGTACAGCTGCCCGCACAGGCCTCACACGTGAGGAATTACAAGTGCTAGCATTGCGCTTGGCCGAGATCAACGACGTCTGGGCTGTCCCAACGATCAACCAGGACTACGAGCCCTACCATTGGAAAGGCACGCTAGCCCCGTGTGGTCAGCCGGTTGAGGACAGGGTGGACCAACGTTTATTTGAGTCAAATCGACATGTTCAGTCTACTAGAACTGGTGGAATTGTTCCCAGAGAAGATCGAGCAGGCGAACCAATGCCTGGCCCAACAGATGAACAACGTCAAGACCAGCGACCCCAGGAGGTTGCGGGACATAGCGGCATTCATCGCGGCGCTCAATGTAGCGACACGCAAGGCCGCGACCACCGTGGAGGGACTCCTAGCCAAGCCGGAGGTGCGGGAGCTGCTCAAGGCAACACCAGCACTCCAGCTAACGGACGAGGAGTGATTAGCTACGTCCGCGGTGACTTGTTGGACCCCGCCTACAGGGTGATCGCGCACGCCATCTCCGCAGACCAGGCCATGAGCTTGGGTGTGGCGAAGGCAGTGTGCGACGTACTCGGTAGGCAGAATGTAACATCAACCGAACAACCGGTGGTGGGTACGGTCCAACGACACGTTGTCAAAACAAAGGACGGAGACAGGATAGTTTATAACTTGGTTGGGAAAACCCTTCGAGGCGATAAGCCCACCGCCGAGACTATAAACGCCTGCCTCAGAGCATTGGTCGCAGTAGCGGCACATAACAAGGATGAGCTTGTACACATGCCGCGTATCTTCTGCGGACTTGACGGTCACACTTGGGACGAAGTTGAGGGTTATATCGCAACGGCGTTTGAAGGGAAGGGAGTTAGGGCCAAGGTCATAACCCCTGACCGGATGCGTGCTGATGGGTCGAAACCACCTCCAAAGATTCAGCCCAGCCGTCAACGACAGCCCGCCAGGCGAGCCTACCAGCCACGTAGACCTGGACCACGGAACACTCAGCGAAAGGAGGTTAAACCAAGGCAGCAAACTGCCTAGATTACGCG